TGATTGGTACGTTCCGAATTTTCCCACACCAGTTAAATTTGGCAAGGGTCAAGGGATGGGTACCAAGGCTAGTTTTGCAATTGCTCAACTAACCGATCTACTCTTCATAGAGTACATTCTCAACGATCATAACCTCTTTTTCATAAAAGTGGGTGATGATCTCGTCGTTCAAGATGCTAAGCATAAGCTTATTAAAGCATATGAACGAATCGGAGTTCCGATTAACTTGTCCAAGACAAAGTTCTCGACGACTCTGGGAGATTTTGTAGAATTCGTTTCACGAAATGCTTGGAATGGTATTGACCATTCTGTCATTTCGCCAAAGCTGGTCTCTAAGTTCCTTAGAGACGACTATTACTGCTTAACTCTCATCGATCATATTCGTGAGAGGTCGGCTGATTATCCTTCCCTAACTCATTTGATGAGTTATAAGAAGGAATTGCTTGAAACTAGAAAGTCATTCTCTCTAGAAGCATTCAACTACCGCCTGAGTAAGCTTGAAAAAGCTATTAGCTTTATGCAAGTTGCTGGTCTTCCAGTTCCCGAAAGGGTTCTTTCGGATCAGCGATTACAAATGACAAGTGAAGCATTGCTCCAAATTGTCCGTAATCTTATACTCGTGGTTATTGGTGAACTTTCTTATCGTCAAGTATTACTTGATAATAAGGATGGCACTAATAAAGCAAGTACTGAATATTTGCTCGGTTTGCTAAAAGAGTTTAGCTTGTCACCGAAGAATATTCACTTTTCTAAAGGATATCCTTCGGAATTCTTCAAAGCTGTACTCCATGAGGAGTTTACCTTTGAAGAGACAATACGTGCTTGGAGATCGTCTAGATATCTAAGTCGTATTCAAGAGAAATTCGAATCGGGTTCGATCAATCGATTGACCTTCCAATTCGAAGATCCTTGGCTAAACTCTGGAGATACTTTCATCCTAAATCCATCATTCTTAAAGCAAGTGCTTGGAATAATGGAGGCTCTTATAGATTCTGAAGTTAACCATAATATAGTTAACCAGAATCCTTTCGAGTCAAAAGGATCCAAAGACCCTATGGTCTTGGAGCTTTTTAAGCTTTTAAATAGAGCATTAGTTGAGGACAAGGATGTCATCAACTTTGATACGATGGAATATCGCATCTCACCAACTAAGTTGGTTCCATTAAATCCTGACCTAGTGTCTGGTTACATGGATCTATTTAAAATCAAGCCGGTACTATCCAAGATAGGTTTGGCTAGTGAAAGCACTCAGGTGCAGCTCCAGCCACATGAACCACTTTCAACGGGTACAAGCG